TTACCCAGGCGTATTTTTTAAGCCTGTTAGGTTTTTTCCTTACGATGTTTTCTTTTATGTCAGCAATAGTAGCTGACGATCTAAAGGGCAGATAATGCCCAGACCAGAGGGAAACAAATGGGTCAATAGTTTGTGCTATGTCGCAAACTATTGCCCTAAACCACTTGGAGGAGATCACAGAGTATTCTTCGCCCTGGTGGGTCGTAAATGGGTTTATTTAGCCACTGGTTACAACCAGAGAGCTAAATGGACTCGTCAGCAATGGGAAACGTATTTAAAAGATATGGAAGCCCCAGACATGTTTAAAAGACATGGAGGAAAGCCAGTTTTAAGGCTTTTAGATATGGTCAAGGATTCAAAAGAAATTCCATTGCTACCAACCGAACCAGAGAAAGAGCAGATCGAACAGCCTTTGTCTGGACAACTATCATTATTATAGAAAGGATTAAATAATGAAAATTGAATCAATTGTATTGGACGATAATACTCTAAGAGCCGTTCTTATAGATCCGTTTAAGCAGCAGATCGAAGACTTAAGAGTAGATAAGGGAAACGAAGCTATTTACAACGCTATTGATGCTCGACCAATGGACAGGGCTGATTTTTTTCCCAGGACAGTAAAGAGAGATGGGAAGGAAACTAAAATTCAACACTCAGTTTATGTTGATGATGAAGGACTATTCAAACCCAAGCAAAGATTTTGGTTTAATAGATTCACTGGTCAGGTTCTTGCCGGTAAAGGTTTAATTTTTGCCATTGATGACGAAGGCGATAATACAAACTGCTTATGGACTAAACAAGGTGTTTTAGCGCGTATAACCTGGCTAGGAGATCGACAGAGTTTAGCAGTACTGGGGCAAATGGGAGTTTTGGACAGATTACCCAGGAAGCCAACGGAGTTTGTCTAATGGCTACTACAAACCTTGTTGATCCTACAATGACTTGGACAGAAGCATTAAAAATCACTGACGCAATGGTCAGAGAAACTTTAATGAAAAGAGTTCCCAACTATCCAAAGCTTAAAGGACAATCTATATTAGATCTCTACACACCTAATCAATTAATTTCAGCCTGGTTAATTGTTGCAAGAGGTCATTCAGACTAATTAAGCCGAAACCAGGGGGATCTATTCCCCTGGTCTTATTATTGATGGTCAATAATAACTGATGATGGCAGTACCATTTAGTCTGATAGGAGCAGAAATTTGAAAATAATAGCAGACTTATTAATAGTGAGTGGGGTAATTGGTTTATGTTTTTTGTCCTACTTATTAACAAAAGGATTATAACATGAAAAAGAAAATTTGGGTTTTCCAGTACAGGGAAGCTGGCGAGGAAGATTTTGTTGAGCTATTCGACAAAAAGCCATCCAGGAAATACTTAGATAAATTACTTTATCAATTGTTACCTTTTTCTTTCGATGAAGAAGACCTTACACCAGCGAAAGAAAGGCTTAATAAAGACGATCCTGTATATTACGAAATATTATACAAATGTGAGGTAAACCAGATCAAAGGAAATGAGGTAGCAAAATGAGTAGACAATATCCGATCTGGAATATAATTACAGCGTGTATCTATAATTCTAAAAAAAGCTATGGAGTTAAAAACACTGGGGATGTATCGGTAAGAGTCGGAACGTCATCCAGGAATAGCCATAAATTTTTAGATCACTCGACCACCCACAGAGAAAACGAAAACGGAGATAAAGAGTTCCGTTTCTATGTAGATGGTAAGTGTATTAAACGCGCTGTGCTTTATAAGGGCTCTTATGAGCTAGAATTTTTAAATGCAGAGGAGCTACAAAGATGAAAGTAACTTATATGACAAAAAAGGACATTGTACGAATAAATAACAAAGCAATTAAGCTTAATAAAAATCGTTCAATATACCCCAGGGCATACAAAGAAATTTTATTTGATGGCGTTAAATATCCTATTGGTATGCACTTTATCCATAATGACCATGAAATAAGAGCCGAGATCGATTACGGCAAAGGACGTTTCTGGCTTGATATGGATATTGAAGACTTCAACAGATTGCCAACAACAGAACTGGAAGTATAAATTTAATTTTCTGGGGATGCTCCAGCGTCCCCAGATCCCTCTTCTATTTTTTTCATTACACATTCATAAGCAATAGCGATATATCCAGCTATATCGAGCAAGGAATCCAAATGTTCTGGATCTTTTGCTAATCTTCCTAATTTTAATATGACTCCAAAAATAGCAACATCACTTGCTGCTATTGAATCTCCAGTCCTATTACCCAGGTACGCTTGCATAATTTTTGCTGTAGTATCCATATTTTTGTAAGGCTCTCCATAAGATTTATTGCGCTCATTACAGATTAATTCCTCTACTTGTTGAAGAAATTTTGCTCTATAGCTAACCTTTTCAAAAGGGGATTTCGTCATCAAGGTCTGCGTATCTGTCTTCTTGTTTTTCATTTTTCTTTGCACCTTTAATTATTTCTTTTCCATACTTATCATACTCTCCAGTACCAATACTCACGATCTCCGACCCAGAGAATAAATCTTTTACCTCGGTTGCTGCCTTATTGTTTTTCTCAAATGAGTGAAGAATCCATGCAACTTCGTCAATTGTGTAGACTCTATCGGCTGATTCTTTATCGACAAATTGCCTATCAGAAGATTCTCTTACGATTGCGTAAGTAAAAGCATTTAGTTCTATTGGGGCGATTGCGTACCAGATCTTTGATGGCTCTGGTTTATGTCCTTGCTGTTTAGCGTACTTCTCTAATGCTTGCCAACCTTGTATAAGATTCCTTGCTTTCTGAGCTATGTAATTCACATCATTTTCTAGTGTTGCATTTTCATAGTTCTGTTTAGCTTGCTGGAAGGCAACAGCTAATTGAGGAGAAGCTAATCTTTCTAGCTTACCTTTTCCCCATCTTTGGACGAGTCTAAGAGCCACATCCTCCAGGGTAGCAACTATTGCTTCATGTACTTCGTACCTCTTATTTTTAGATTCCAGCTTAGTATTATAATTATTAATCTTTTTGATATCGCTGTATCTATTTCTGTTCGATCTCATATCCTAGACTCCATATGTATTACACTTTTCGTTTAGCGAAAGTAATACTATGGGGTATAAGGGGATTACTTTCGCCGTTACTTTCGCCCAAATTCCTGTACTTTCTTGTATTTTTAAAGCTGTATAACACATTACTTTCGCCTTTTTGGGGCATTGACCCCCTTTACTTTCGCCTTTTTTGCGTCTTCCCCCCTTTCACTTTCGCTAACGGAAGTGCCGAAAATGTGATCCCAAACTTTATAATTAACCCATTCTGGGTGCATATCTGTTTCGCCATTCCAGACACATTTAATTATTTCATTAAACTCATTGAATACTTTGAGATGGTATTTTCTTCTTTGTTTAACTTCCTCTGGAGCATTTCTTTCATCCATATCTTTTAGTTCCAGGTACGCCCATCTTGTTAAAGCTTCTTGTACTCTATCTATTTTATCTCTCATGGTAGATTCCAGTAAAATGAGTGTACGCTACGACAGTTTTTCTTTCTGACAATAGGATCTCTGATCTGATTTATCTGCTTTGCAAACGCTACACACTCGGCATGATTGTCAAATGCTAACCTATGTACCTCTAGTTTTGGATCTTCGATATCTGTTACTGTTATAAAATACATAGTATATGTAATGATTTTCAGCATTAAACTGGTGTTCCCTCATAATCCCCAGGATCGGTAGGCTTAGTTATGCGTCTACCTTTATGACAAAAAGAACATATATTTTTGCCGTCCTTTTTGTATCCCTGGCGTGATCCAGCTTTGAAATCGATAACCTCACCACAATCTGAACAAGTGTGTTCATAGATAGTGGTTCGGTATTTTCTTAATTTAAATGTTTCTGTCATACTCATCCCCAATTTGGTTGATCTGGTTTTTTAATTACACGAATACCTTTTACTTTCGTCTTTGCTGTATGGACTTGATTTTCTATGAATCCTTGATCCATCCACGCATCGACATACCCACTTGCTGATCGTTTCGGCATACCATACTCTTTAACAAGATATGCTTTCAATGATCT